CCCCACTAAAGACGCTGTTAAATTTTTTAAATAATCCTTCCCGATATTCCAAAAAAAAACCAACGCACCGTTTACAACATTTGCAGGCATTTTATTCTTAAACAATTCAGCCCTTTGCTCTACGTTCTTGCCATATTCCTGAACCTTATATTTTCCGTGCTTCTCATAAGTTACAGGTCTATACAATATAGACATTATTAAATGTAAATTTTCATTTAGGTCTTTGCAAAATGTATCTAAATCAGCGAACTCCCCCGTTGTTATCTCAGATAGATTTGTATGAAAGCCGTATTTTATACCCTCTATGTTCACAAACTTATGAAACGCACCCTCACTATTAGACAACTTTAAAAGCGTGCTGTAAACGGCTTCTAAATCCTTTAATCTAAACTTGTCAATAATACCTCTGTCTGTACCTGTAAGCAATTCAATGCTTCGCTTTTGTAATTCAATAGGCTCTAAATCTTCAGACTCTAAAGCGGTCAACTTTTGTAGTTGATTTAAATTTATTTCGCTTAATGATGTCGGAACTGTTAACTTCATACTAATAAATAGATTTATGATAATAATGTATAAAAATAAAAAAAGAGGCTCATATTGCCTCCTCTTTATAAATGTATTTTGCTACGGTTGTTTGTTTAATTGTTCCGTCTTTATTTAGCCACCTAGTATTTACTTTCTCATCTTGAGTCTGTATTTCATAACCCTCATCTCTTAATTTAAAGATTGTTGCGCTTAGTCTTGTGTTGCCCAAATCTCTAATAGCTTCTAATGACGTTATTGAACCGTACTCTTTTAGGTAATTTATTAACCTAGTCTTATGCGTTTGCTTGCTCATGATTTTCATAATATAGTTAATTGTTTTATGTTGTTTGATATTTCGATGTTTAAGGCCGTTTGTAATATTGTTTTTCCTGCTTCATAGTCTACAAGGTTTCTAGCCATTTTTTGCACACTTTGTTTGCCTTTATATAACCTAAAATTATAATTATGAAAATCACTTAATGCCTTAATCAAATTTTTAGTCCTTGACAAATCAGGGTTGTATCTATCGCTTAATTTACTAGGTAAATTAAAATTAGTCCAATATAAATGTCTATGTCTTTTTTTTGCTGGTATTAATGGCTCATAAAAAGGTATTACATTTTCAATGCAAAATTTACCTTTATAATAATGTTGCAAAAAAATAACTTCTTCATATAATTTCATTTCAGGATATTTTGGTTTCCAATTTTCACGTGTATATTGGCTTATATTAATCCTGCTATGTGTTGGACAAGGTGGAGAACTCCATATAAAATCAAATTCTTTGTAATGGTCTAATAAATATTGATGGGCATCAGCTACAACTACTTTGTCATTAGGAAATCGCTGTTGATAAAGCGCGGCAGCTTCGGGGTCTAATTCGACAGCTGTAACCTCTATTGGTGCGACTTCATCCCATTTATATCTGTTGCCTCCTAAACAAGCGTATAAGTTTAGTATTTTCATAATTAAAATGGTAAATTATCGTTATCTATTTGGTTGCTCATGGTTTTCTTCGATTATAAAGTTAATAGTCTGTCTATTTTTTTCACTTAATAGTTCAAAATACCACTTAGGTAATGAAACCTTGTAAGATATTCTATCAGCGTAATCATTTCCTAGAGGAGTCATCTTTTCGATTGTTACGTGTTTCTTTGACAGGAATACAACGTTATTAGCACCGTACTTACTATATTGTATTGCGTAAGCCTTAGTCGTTTCTAAGCCTTTTAAGAATTGGTTTTTTGATAATTTAATTGTAATCATTGTTTTTGTTTTAGTTAAGGAGGCATTAAGCCCCCTATTTTAATTTTTTGATTATTATTTACAATCGTCTTTATAAAGGTTATATACTTTTTTAATATTTTCTTCAGTAAATAAATAATAATCAGCTGAAGCATAATGTTCAGTATTCTTAACATTAATTGTATTATCTTCAATATCGTACCAAAATTCTAAATTGATAAATTCATTAACATACAATTCAAATGATTTGTTTTTTACGTTTTCTAAATTATTTTTTAATTCTTGCTTAGTCATAATCTTGTGTTTTAGTTGTTTTGTTTTTGTTTGTTGGTACAAATATATAAATATTTTTTATAATACAAAGAATAATATTAAAAAAATTTAAATATAGGTGATATTTTACCTTATTGAGTATCTACCAACATTTGGCTTACTCTTAACCATAGTAACGGCGTATCTTATAGCGTCAATTGAATGGTTGTGTTTGTCGATAGGTTTATTAAGGAGGTTGCCGTTCTTATCTTCCTGCCATTTATAATTATTGAACTCTGATATTATATTACTTGATTTTGCTGTTACTTGTAACTTGTAACGCTTTAACAAGTCAATACCTATATTGATTGAATCCTTACCTTTTGCGGCAGGTTTGACGTTGTAACCTAGTCTATATATTTCTTCGATTGATTTAGGTTCTGCTGAGTCTGCAAATACAACTCTTCTCCTATCAAACCCGTAAAGAGCCAACTTATCAACAACATCTCCGTTAGTGAGTCCTCGTTCATATACTAATTCGTTAAATATTAAATTATCTTCCTGCTCATATACCTCGACTATTGTTGTCGGGTCATTTGTAAAACCGAAGTCCATGCCTGTGCTAATAAGTTTAGCCTCATCAGGAACTTTACCAATTATTCTAACTTTAGGGAATATAATTGACTTTGCAAAACCCCGCTCCCCTAATCCGTAAACCTTCCAATATTCATCATCTGTATCTCTAAGGCGTTCAATCTCTTTAACTAATTCCGCAGCTAAAAAAGGGTTATCCCTGTAAGTTGATTTTATAAATGTGCAATCTTCTCTAGTTAAAACCTTGTCGTAAATCCAATGATGAGAATCAGAGGGGTTGTAGTCAATATAAATTTTCTCCTCAGTTCTTACAAGCAATTGAAAAAAGTCCTCCCAAGTTAACTCGTTAGCTTCATTACAAAATAAAAAATGTCGCTTTGCCCCTCTCTTTTTTTGTGGTTGGTCTAAAGATATAAATTCAAATGTGTTGCCGTTTAAATTATATGTATGGTCGCTTTTATTGTGGTTTGTTTCATCGTAAAGATTTAGATTGGTAAGTATTTCAAAAAAGTCTTTCATTACTGATAGTTTTAAACTAGGTAATGACTTCCTTACAATGCTAAACCTCTTCCCCGTATTTTCAAAAGCCTTAACAATTAACAGCTGACATAATGAATATGTTTTGCCTGACCTTGTTCCGCCTTGATTTATAACTAACTTAGTAGGTGCGTTGTAATTCCTTTCAAATACGTTACTCGTCTGTATCTTTAGGCTTGACAATCTCTATCTCTATTTTATTAATATTATCGCCGTTGCTAGTTACGTCAATCTGTTGCTTTTCGCTTAATCCTAATTGAGTTTTTGCGGCGTGAATAACTACGCTAGGAACTTTATCCTTAATACATTCGTAATACTTAGAGCGAATAAAATCCTTTTCAATACATTCAACCTCACGCACTTTATTAGCAAAATCTTCATCCTCTTTTAACCAACGGTAATATGTAGTCCTTCCTACGTCTGCGGCTTTCAATGCGGTTGTAACAATACCTAAAGAACTGCTTAACGCTTTTAACATTCTCTCTTTAGCCTTTTGTGTTCCGATTTGTTCCATATTTAGACATATATTTTTTATGAATTTCTTTTAACTCTTCCTTGTATTGCTTTTTATCTCCATATCTAATATGACAAGGTCGGCAAACGGCTTGTAGGTTTTCAATGTAATCCTTTGATTTACTTCCGCCCATTCCTCTAGCCTCAATATGATGAATGTCTACAGCAGGAGAGTGACATACCTCGCAGGGTATAAAATCGTATTTATCAAAATCAAAATACTCTAAATATATTTTTAAATGTTTCGTCATTTTTTGTATATTAGCAATATATATGCGATGGAAGTGTTATTGGTTACATGCTAGGCTTCCTGCTTAGAGTTGGCGTTCAAATCGACCTCATCGCTCAAAGCCCTCCTTTCTTGGAGGGTTATTTTTTTACCCTTATACATTCCTGCACCTTTCTTATCTATTTCACTAAATGGTAAAATTGGTACTGTTATCTCGCAAGTTTTATCTATTAAATATATGTATTTTAATTGATGTCCTGCTATTGCAAATGCTTGTTTTGTTTCTATAAGATGTCTTGAAAAATACTTACCATTTACACTTGGATAGTTTTTGTTGTCTAAACTTTTTTTTGCAATTATCTTCCCGTTCCAATTCAATATTTGCTTATTTACTTTACAACCTATTAGTTTAAAACCACTTGCTCTGTATATTGTTCCATCTCCACATTGAGAACCATCTGCATAACTTACAATCCATTTGATATGTGGTGCATTTTTTTTAATTAAACGGATACTAATTGCTATACATCGACTTTCTGAATACTTTGGTAAATAATCATCAAAAGCCATTCTATTGAGTTCTATAAATTCATTCCAACCAGTATTTTTAACTGTAAGTTTTACTTTAGATTTATCCATTGAGTTACCATAACTCATAACTCCGTGCAACCTACCATCTAAGAAACAACCAAAATGCAGTTTAGAATTTGGTACAACCTTACCACTATAATGATGTTTCTTTACAAAAGCATTTGCTACTTTGCTTTCAATCACTTTTACAATTATTTCTTTTGCTCTACCCATTGTGATATAATTAAATATAAAGCATTTCCATTACTGTTTTCATTACCAAACGTTTCAATTATTTGTGGCTTTGCTAAACTTAACGCATCTTTAATTGCTTCTGCTTGTGCGTCTGCTAATGTAAATGTCATTTGTTGAAACGGCTCCTTATCTCCATCAGGTAAATCAAAATTATCAGTCATGTCATCGTCTAATGTCATGCCAAACTCATAATCTTGAAAACCCCACTCTTTTAAAACTTCCATGTCAAAATAACTAGAAAGCATATCAAAATCAAACTCCCCTGTATTCTTGTTTAGCCTAACATTCAACTCCATCTCTTCGGCTTCCCCTAAATCAATCTCTACCGTTGGTATTGTTTCGTTGCCTAAATCTGCCCATACTTTACAACGCTGATGCCCTCCTATAATAACATCTTTTCGTGTAGGGTTTGAATTTATTACAACAGGCTCAACACAACCGAAAGTCTTTAACGACTTCTTTAGTTGTTTATATTGCTTATCTGTGAGTTGTCTAGGATTGTACTCAGCAGGGTTAAGTTCTGCTATCTTTCTTTTTTTAACTATCATAACTATCTAAAA